ATGGTACCTCGTGGGGATTTATGTGTCCTGTGGAAACACCTGAGGGTCATTCGGTGGGTATTGTGAAGAACATGAGCTTGCTGACCTCAATCTCTCAGCACACACCGTCCACTACGGTCAATCATTATCTGCGGGAGATGAGCGGTATTCAGTGGATTACCACTCCTCAAGTTTACGAAGGTACGTCCATTACCGTAAACGGCGTGATTGTCGGGTATACGAAGGACCCCCACACCCTAGTTCTCCGCCTGCGGGCCGCAAAGCAGAGTCGCCGACTGCATCCGCATATTTCGGTGGCCTGGTATACGCTGATGAATAGCATCTCGGTGGAGACGGACGGTGGTCGCTGTGTCCGTCCTGTGTTCCGGACCGGCATGACGCCTCCGCAGGACACGTCTAACTGGAACGAGTGGTGCAAGTCGTCCATTGACTATGTTGATTCGTCGGAGACGGAGACACTGCGGATTGCTATGAACCACGCTGAGATGACACCTGCCCATACGCATTATGAGATTCACCCGTCTCTGATTGTGGGCCACATGGCGTCTACGATTCCCCTGTCGGATCACAATCAGTCGCCTCGTAACACCTACCAGTCCGCCATGGGCAAGCAGGCGATGTGCGTCTACGCTGGCAACTTTGCCAAGCGCCTGGACAAGAACGCCTATGTCCTTTGTTCCATCGCTCGTCCGATTGTGGAGACACGAGCCATGAACATTCTGAAGATGCATGAGATGCCGTTTGGTATGAATGCAATTGTGGCGATTGCTTGCTACGGCGGATACAATCAGGAGGACTCGGTGATTCTGAACAAGTCTGCAGTCCAGCGCGGGTTCTTCCGCGGTCTGTATTACGGAATGTACAAGGACGAGGAGCACCGGAACGTGACCTCGGGTCGGGAAGAGAAGTTTATGAAGCCGCAGAAGCACAATACGCGCAAGTACAAGAACACCTCCTACGCAGCCGTGTCGGACAATGGGCTCCCGATCATCAACTCGGTGATCAATGAGAACGATGTCATCATTGGCAAGGTGGTGAACTTGCGAAACGATGCTGCTGGCTACGCGTTTCGGGATGCGTCCACTACCCACAAGAACTCTGAAAAGTGCCGCATTGATGGCGTGTGGCAGGACAAGAACTCGGATGGCTACCCATTTATCAAGGTGCGCACGGTGTCGGAGCGTATCCCGCAGATTGGAGATAAGGTGTCCTCTCGTCACGGTCAGAAGGGTACGATTGGCATGATGATGGAGGAAGAGGATATGCCCTTCACGTCCACGGGTCTGCGTCCGGACATCATCATGAACCCTCACGCTGTCCCGTCCCGCATGACGATTGCTCAGTTGATGGAGAACATCTTCGGCAAGATCGGTGTGCGCAAGGGAACACTGGGCGATGGCACGCCGTATTCTCATCTCAAGGTGGAGGATCTGAAGAAGCACATGGTGGACATGGGCATGCATCCCTACGGCAACGAGATCCTCTACAACGGTCAGACGGGCGAGATGATGCAGGCCGAGATCTTCATGGGTCCCACCTTCTACCAGCGCCTCAAGCACATGGTCATCGACAAGAAGCACTGCATGACCGATGATCACGACGTCTTAACGACGACGGGTTGGAAGCCTATTAATGAGGTTACACTGGAGGACAAGGTAGCTACACTTCAGAATGGACGTGTTATCTATGAGCACCCACTTCAGACATTTGCATATGACTATCAGGGTGACATGTATGAAGCGGAGGCAGATCAGATCAGTCTAAAGGTCACCCCGAACCATCAGATGTGGGTTGCTAAGTCCTATACTCGAAAGCAAGAGTGGAGGTATGGATTCCACGAGGCTGCAGATATTATGGGAAAGCACGTCAAGTATCAGAAGGACGGTGAGTGGTTGGCTCCGGTATACCAGTTCGTACTCCCAAATGTCGGTCCGGTTGACATGGACGCGTGGCTAACGTTCTTCGGTATCTGGATTGGAGATGGATGGTGCACAGACAGTCGCGTGACAGTCGCGGCCAACAAGCCTCGCGTTAAGGCAGCTCTAGAGACGTGTCTACCTCGCCTCAATCTTGCGTATCGCTACTATCCAGACTCGTGCAAGTTGGACATTTCGGACAAGAACCTCCGCACCTACATGCGCCCCTTGAGTGTTGGTGCAACGAACAAGCGTCTACCCGAGTGGGTGTGGGAGCTGAACAAGGAACAGTCACTGACACTCCTCACTGGACTGCTCCTTAGCGACGGACATACCGGGGGTTCTGGGTCTCTACTGTACTCTACATCGTCCACAAAACTTGCAGATGATATTCAGCGTCTCGCACTCCATGTCGGGTGGTCTGCGAACAAGCGCCTTCATACGGCAGCCGGTAGTCCTTACACAATTGGAAATCATTCGGGTGTGACGACACAAGACTTGTGGCTACTCGCATTTATTCGAGCAAAGAATCGACCTGCAATGAATCACGGTCACCACATGGCACAGCATGGTCAGAGTGAGAGGATGGTCCCTTTCGATGGCAGGGTGTACTGTTTGGAGGTTCCAGGGCACGTGTTCTACGTTCGCCGCAATGGAAAGCCGGTGTGGACAGGAAACTCCCGCGCCCGGGGCCCGATTGTCTCACTGACTCGGCAGCCGTGCGAAGGTCGGTCCCGTGATGGTGGTCTGCGTGTGGGTGAGATGGAACGTGATTGTATGCTGTCACACGGCATCTCGGTGTTTACCAAGGAGCGTCTGATGGATGTCTCCGACCCCTTCAAGACGGGCCTTTGCAAGAGCTGCGGAACGTTGGCAGTGGTCAATCCCGTGGAGGGAATCTACTCGTGCGGTGCGTGTGGCAACAAGACGGACTTTGTGATGAAGACCATCCCCTACGCGATGAAGTTGTGGATGCAGGAGCTCGAGGCCATGCACATCACCCCGAAGCTGATTCTTGAGTAGTTCACGCTCGCAGTACATCATAGAGTCCTGCTTGCTTCAAAAACAATCCAAACGCAGCGACGGCGCTTGACCAGCTCGTATAGTAGCACCAGATGGATGCTCCTGAATCCGTGCTTTGTCCATAGAAGAACCCGATAGCTGGAAGTATGAGAAAAATAGCTAGAAAAGGAAGACTACGGTTCCAGAGAAAGAGAAGAGGAGCGAAGATGATGAATGCCCAGTAGTAATAGCCAAAGGTTATTTCGGCGAGAGACGCGACACTCCAGTCCAACCTACGACTCCAATTCAGATGCCCTTCCTTTGTAACGACAGTGCACATCTTGTCGGCATTGTAGAAATGCATCGCATAAACAGTTGCAGCTGAAACCGCTAGAGATCCGACGGCATATGGCTTGAGCACGCTTGCGGGATAGACGAAAAAGGCGCCAAGCATGGCAGACACACCTTGAAGAAACAGTGCAAGTGGAACAACCGTTGCAGTTAAGAGTTTGTTCGTGTCCGTGCATTGTTCGCGCGGGTTCTCCGACCACAAGAGGAACTCTGCAAACTGCATCGCGCACAACCCAAACAACGCCGCGCCTAGCCATTGAAAGTGGGGTATTCCTGAACTCAGCAAGTACACGATGGCAACAAACGACACCATAGAGGTGTACAAACTTGACTCCTTGCTGTAGCACATTGTAAACAAATCACATTAACTTTCCTGAGCAACCATATCTGCTAGATTCTCAGAGGAGGGCGCTTTCGCCATCCCCCCTCGCTTTCTCATGAGACATCCATAGACCCCAAAGATGCCGGCAAGCAAAAACCCAACAAGAAGTCCAATAGATACAGGCTCCATTTTTTCTTTTTCGCGTTCATCCTGAAAGTTTGTCTCACCCTTAAAACAAAATGCCGTCCACCATGTCCCCTGCCCCCGTTAGTGCTAACACGACTGGTGGTCGCCGCCGCACCCGCAAGGGCCCGTCCGCCAAGGCCCTCAAGCGCGTCCTCAAGTCGCACGGCCTCAAGTCGAGCGGTCGCAAGGCGACGCTCCGTGCTCGCGCCAAGAAGGCTCACCTCCTCTCCAAGGCGTAAAATCTTTGCTAAAAGCAATGCATAGATACACTCGGAAAGGACGTGGAGGCGACCTGCCCCCTGCAACCGATGCCCAAGACCTCGAGAATCAGAAGAAGAAGCTGAACCCTGTCCCTGCTGGACAAGGTGCGCCTGTTCGGGATGCTTTCGGAAAGGTGCAAGGTCGGCAGGGTGGTCGCACTCGTCGCCGCCGTCGCCGTAGCCGCAGATCCAAGACATACTAAACAACTTAGAAACACCCCAACCTCCAACGAAACCACGTTGGACATTGGCGCGTCGCCCTCGCCGGCAAAAATAATATTGCGCTCTATCAAACAATCAATATGGGTGGTGGTCTTCTTCAGCTCGTCAGCTATGGTGCGCAGGATATCTACATCTCGGGCTCCCCCCAGATCACGTTCTGGAAGGTCCTGTACAAGCGTCATACCAACTTCGCGATGGAGTCCATTGAGGTGACGTTCAACGGCCAGGCCGACTTCAACAAGCGCGTGACGGCCGTCATCAACCGTAACGCGGACCTGATGTACCGGACGTACCTCCAGGTGGTTCTCCCGGCCGTGGACTTTGCGTCGGTCACCCAGCTGAACCGCTTCCGCTGGCTCAACTTCATCGGCCACCGCCTCGTCAAGACGGTGGAGCTGGAGATTGGCGGCCAGCGCATCGATCGCCAGTATGGTGACTGGATGCAGATCTGGACGCAGCTGTCCCAGGACCAGGGCACGATTGAGGCGCTCAACGACATGATCGGCAACACGCACGACCTCGTGCTGATGAAGGACCGTCGCGGCTATGCGCTGGATGCGTCCTGCGCTGGCTCGGAGCTGACGAACACGTGCGCCCCCCGCGCCGGCACCCCGGCCCGCACGCTGTACATCCCGCTCCAGTTCTGGTTCTGCCGCAACCCCGGCCTGGCCATCCCGCTGATCGCGCTCCAGTACCACGAGGTGCGCATCAACGTGGAGTTCGAGCAGTGGATCAACTGCACGTACTACGAGCTGCTGACGGCGACGCCGCCCCCGGTCAGCATCCAGTCGCTCACGGCCGCGTCGCTGTACATCGACTACATCTACCTGGACACGGAGGAGCGTCGCCGCTTTGCCCAGCAGACGCACGAGTACCTGATTGAGCAGCTCCAGTTCACGGGTGCCGAGGCGATCACGTCGTCGTCCAACAAGATCCAGCTCAACTTCAACCACCCGGTCAAGGAGCTTGTGTGGGTCGTCCAGCGCGACTCGTTCGTGGACTGCACGCCTAACCAGGTCTTCATCGCGGAGGTCAACGGCTGCCAGCCGTTCAACTACACGGATGACTTCTCCACGGAGGGCATCGTGATGGACGTCCTGGCCCGCGGCTCGCTGGTGTCTGGCGGCCCCGCGACGGGCGTGCCCACCGCGCTCGGCGACGGTCCTTCGGGCCCTTACTTCGTTGCCGGTCTTGGTGCCCCGGGTGTTGGCCCGTCGCTCAACGGCGCGTCGTGGCTCGACACCAACAGCGGCCCGGGCGGCAACGACCAGGGCATCGTGTTCGAGGACACGACCAACTACCTCCTCGCGAAGGTCATCCTCCAGTCGGGTGTTCGCTGCGAGGGCAAGAACCCGGTGGAGGTTGCCAAGCTGCAGCTCAACGGACAGGACCGCTTCACGGAGCGCGAGGGCCGCTACTTCTCCCGCGTGCAGCCGTTCCAGCACCACAGCCGCACCCCGGCCCAGGGCATCAACGTGTACTCGTTTGCCCTGAAGCCGGAGGAGCACCAGCCGTCGGGCACCTGCAACTTCTCGCGCATCGACAAGGCCACCCTCCAGCTGACGGTGTCCGTGAACACGGTGCGCTCGGGCCGCACGGCCCAGGTTCGCGTCTACGCCGTGAACTACAACGTGCTCCGCGTGATGAGCGGAATGGGCGGTCTTGCGTACAGCAACTAGAGACCCCCAAGGCAACCAAGAAATCAGCCAAGAAATCAAAAACAAAATGAGAATGGAGCTCCATTCTGATTTTGACATTGGTGTGCTTACTTTCTGCTTAGAGGCTGCAATGACAAACTAAAGAAAATGGCGTGTCGTATCTGCAAGACGGAGACATGTAAGGATATCATCGACCTTGGAAACCAAGTGATCACATCGCGGTTCCCGAAACTTGGCGAGCCTCCTGCACCCACGACGCCAATGAAGCTTATGATGTGTGATACGTGTGGTTTAGTTCAGCTTCGTGATCTTGTCCCCGGATCCGAGATGTATGAGTACATGTATGGATACCGCTCTGGAATCAGCGGAACGATGCGCGCTCACCTTCGCAAGTACAATGACGAGATTATGCTTCTTGCCTCGATCGAAGAGGGTGATGCTGTTCTGGATATTGGAAGCAACGATGCAACGTTTCTGAAGATGTACCCTACGAGTCTGAAGCGCCACGGCTGCGATCCTACCGGAAGTCAGTTTGCAAGCGAGTATACGGATCTGTTCCTGACGCCCACCTACTTCACGAAGGAAGCGGTTGCCCCCCTCGGGTTTGAGTACAAGGTTGTCTCGTCGATCTCAATGTTCTACGATCTCCCCGATCCGGTCCAATTTGCTCGCGACGTCTATGATGTTCTTCACCAAGACGGACTGTGGACGTTTGAGCAGAGTTACATCAAGACAATGCTCGATCGTAATAGTTTTGATACGATCTGCCACGAACATGTGGAATACTACGGCATTCGTCAGATCAAGCACATCCTCGATCTGGCTGGGTTTAAGATTGTGCGTGTCAGTCTGAATGACTGCAACGGTGGAAGCACTCGTATCTTTGCTGCAAAGAAGGACTCTCGTTGGACGGAAGATGGTCGGGCTGTTCAGAGGCTTCTCGACGGAGAGCGTCACCTTGCTGATCCCGCTACGTATCACTCCTTTATGGCACGATGTGATGACGAGATTGCTAAGCTCAAGTCGCATCTGGCTACAGGAAAGAAGACCTATATCTACGGCGCTTCGACAAAGGGCAACTGCCTCCTACAGTATGCAGAGATTGGTCCAAATGAGGTGAAGTATGCTGTTGAGCGCAATCCCGCGAAAGTTGGTTGCACGACCGCGACGGGGATTGAGATTATCAGTGAAGAGACGATGCGTGCGGCACCGCCCGAGTACCTGCTGGTTCTGCCATGGCACTTCAAGACCGAGATCGTTGCTCGCGAGTCTGAGTTTCTTAAGGCGGGTGGCAAGATGATCTTTCCCCTTCCCACGTTTGAGATTGTGGGAGATTCGCCGGTGTAGTCACAATGTTCTTAGAAGTATCCTCCGGTGAGGGCTTTGATAAGCTCTCGATCCTTGAGATCAAACATAGCAAGATTACATCACCCGAAAAACAAGCGGCGGTTTTGAGAGAGATCACTGCGTTGTCGAGCATCAAGTTTCTTAAGGAGCAATATCCATTTGAATATGCCTCGATTATGCGTGTGAATGAAGAGATATGGGACCTGACCGAAGTTCTTGATCCCCAAGACCCAGACTTTGCGCGTATCTCCGAACGTATTTTTGAGTTGAATCGTCAACGGTTTCGGGTAAAGAGGATGATCAATAGTGCAGAGAACTCTCAGCTGAAGGAACAGAAGAGTTTTGGAGATAAACACTGTGTTATTGAACTGGATGTCGATCCGTATTCTCGGGTTACTGAGCTCTACTCAATTGTCTTTGAGTACGATACCTTCTCGTTTGATCGTCCGTGTAGGCTGAGACCGTTTGTGAATTTCTTGGACTCCGCTCCTGAGACGTTTGCCACAATCAAGCTGTCTGCGCTTGGACGAAAGGTTAAAGTGACTCCAATTCGGTATGGATGTGGTGGCCGTCTTGGAGACACGATTCATCAGATGTCGGTTGTGAATGAGATGTATCTGAAGACAGGCCGAAAGGGAACTGTCTACTTGTCTCCTACCTTAGGTGACCAATTTGATCGTGATATTGAACGCACGTTTGCCGATATCAAGACTGTGATTTGCGACCAACCGTATATTGGCTCGTTTCAACTTCACCAAGGAGAGGAGTTTGATATCAATCTAAGCAAGTGGAGAACTCACAATCACAGCTACGATACGTCTTGGCATCAAACATTTGAAGGTGCGTTTGGAATTCCGTGGAATACAACACCTTGGATCTCCGTTGTACCGAATCTACAATACAAGGAGACCACATTCATTAGCTGTGGTGACAATCGACGAAACTCGGTGCTACGATATGCAGAGCTTCGTCAGCGTATTCCCAATCTAGTCTTTTTGGCAACGAGTCAGTCAATGTACGAACTGTTCGTTCAGCGGAATGGTGTAGAGATGCCGTATTTAGTCTGCCCAACCTTCTCTGACTTAGCAGGTGTTCTGATGGCGTGCAAGGGACTCATTGGCACCTTGTCGATGCCGCTTGCATTAGCAGACGCAATGTGGAAGCCCAGGTTGGCGATTCTGTATAGTTATGACTATGATTGTAAGGTCGCGATGCTGACAGACAACCGTCATATCATACACACTGAAGACCTAGACGCGTTTGGATGGCAGACGCCAGTGCATCCGCGGACCATTGTTCCCGGTACTTTGTAGTCAACGCAAGCCCATTCTGCATAATATCCCTAAGGGGTGTCTTGTATGCACAGATCCCGTCATCGTAGATGTGACGAAACATATCGGAATCTGAGATCGCAAAGGGCCGATTTACACCAAGAACAGAATCGATCACACTCGAACACGCACGATTTGGAAACGGGGCATACAAAAAGATGTTGAGGTCATTCGTGCGAAGGAATGTAAACAGTGCATCATTTGATAAGAAGTCGTGACAGATCCATAGCTGAATACCGGGCTTTGTAATCTTTTGCCGACACCTCTCTGCGAGTTGACGAGATTCTCCGGCATGGGTTCCTACCCAATATGCTTCTGGCATCAGGAGTCTGATCGTTGCTCTATCAAACTGCAGTTGAACCAACTCAACTATCTTGTCAAACTCTTTATTTAGAAACCCAAATCCGAAGGATCCAATGATTGGATTCTCCAGATTTATAGGGTATGAAGATGTATCATTGTATGCTAGAGGGCGCGGGATTCCATCTGCGCGAGTGGGATCATTGTTGAGATGAAGTCCGGGACGAACATCATACATGAATGACTCGTGATACAGGTAATAATACTCCTTGTCTTC